CTGATCAAGACGTTGTGCCCAAAGATCGCTGTAGTGATCAAACTCATTGCCTTCAATGATAAAGGGCTGTAGTTTAGCATCTCGGTCGATGATATTAATTACACATTTTTTAATATCAGTGCCATGTACTTCATTATGTGCTAGTGCATAGGCGCAACATTGTAAAAAGTAATCTTCAATCCATTCTCTTTTTTTAGGCTTCTTAGTAGTCTTATGATCAATGATCGCAGGTGTGCCTTTATGTACACCGATCATGTCACTGGTTCCTGCGTACAATCCAGGATAGTATAATGGAGCTTCAATTCCCCATACTTCATCAATGTCACAGAAGGCTTGATTAATCATAGTATCAGCCATGGCACGGGCCAGTAGTTGAACTTGGTTGTTACCCTGCGGACGTTCTCGACCTAAGACATGATATTCTAAATGTGTGTGCATCAGTGTGCCTAAACCCGCAGACTCTGTACTGATACGTGTAGCTTCTGCATCACCTACTCGCTTACGCCATTCAATTAGAAAAGTTTTGTCTTTAGTTGAGTCTAGCACTGTTGTGACGCTGGGAACTTTTGTTCCGTCAGGACAAGCATAAAGTCGCTTGCCTGAGGTCTCGTCACGATTGAGTTTTTTGTATTCGTAGATTGGATTTAATAGCATATACACTATTATACACTGAAATCAGTGTATAGTCTAGTTATATATTACCAGTAAATTTGCCAATCGAATGTTGTGCCGGTAACTGGATTGGATCTGCGTTCAACATTATAACCCAAATCAGTAAAATACTTAATTATACTTGCCATTTGAATTTCTTTTGCTCTGTCGGAGATTACACCCTTCCAGACATTGGCATATAGTACACTAGTTGACATAGTGGTAGTAGATAATGTTATACCATAGCTGCCAGCGGCACTGGCAGTTAAAATGGCTAATTCAATGGCTCTGACTTCATTGAAGATAACCAAATCATTTTGAGCTTTACTTCTAGCTTGAGTAGCAGTTAACATAATCGATGCTATCATTTTAATTTATCCATTGCTTGTTTCAGTGCCGTGCTTTTCATCTTATTAACGTCTTTATCATAATTGCTGGTCATAGATTTAATTTCATTGTTGTTTAACACAATCGAATCATATGTAGCTGTTGTGATAATATCTTGCAAATCTTTTCTATGCTTGTTAAGAATGTGAACTAATAGTTCAGGTGTTATACTAGAATCATTTAAATCATTGATTAATTGATTAGTGGGGATAGTATTAGCACCTTCGGCCTTTGCTCGTAAAAGCAAAGGCTTGATAATTCCTAAAACTTGTTCGTCACTGTCGACAAATTCGTATAAACGCATTACTTCAACTCGCGTCCAGTTGGCAATTCTTCTTCACCACTTGCCGCATCAACCATGCCAAACTCGTCGCCTGCTGGTTCCATTGCAGGAGCTGGCATTCCGCCGCTTAGGTCATCGCCCATGCCGCCCATTGGGCTTTCGCCTTTTAGAACTGCAACTGCATTACTTAATGCATCTTTGGCGGCCTTGACTGCGTCTAATAACGTAGAGAAAGATTGATCAGCACTTTGACCAAATGCTGAACCTTGCTCTTGACCAAACGTAGTCTTCATTTTTTCTTCCAATGGCATTAGTTCGTCAGTTTGCATTTGAGCAACATCTTCGGCCATCTTTTGTAGATCGTCAACCATGTTTTGAGCAACTAAGATCAATTCAGCTTGAGCCAAGTCTTCACCACTTTGTTCATTCATTTTACGAACTGTACGCATTGGTCCAATTTCTTTAAGAATGTGACGTAATGCTTCGATGATCATTGTGTTCTTTACATAAGTGGCATCGTTTTGAAAGCCAACTTTTGTGCTGGCAAATTGGTGATTTTCTTGAACTAATTTGCTGATCAGTGATTGCACTTTAACTGCATCGCCGTGAGCAGCCAATTTCAAGCCATAGTGGCTGTTCAAGAAGTTTTCTACTACACGCTGTTTGCGTTGTGTAGGGTTAAAAATTTCAGAGGTATTCATAATAGGTATCCTTTAGATTATTTATCAATATGTTTTAGATAATTTGGTTTTTGTTTCTTCTAATCTTACCTTGGCATCAGTTAATCTGTCTGCAAAAAGTGGGATTAATTCAGAGTTCACCGAGTTCATCTTATATCTGTAAAATTTGATGTTTTCTAAACATCGAAAATATTCTTGATCTAGTTCGTATATAATATCTTCCTGTGGGGCAGATTTATGTACCCCTTTGTGCAAGCAAAATATAATATGCAGTGCGCTGGAAAATAGCGCAATATTGTCGTAGACTGTGTCTTTAGTGTATAAGTCAGTGATAGAATAGTCGTTCTTTTTATGTACATTCAAACTGTATCTATCATAGAACACTAGACTGCGTTCCTGTTCTTTCATAGTGACCATCATACCTAGTATATTAGTAGGTATAGCATCATCTAGCATTGCTGCCACTTTAGACGAAAGTCTATCTGCGCTTTTTTTATCTATTGAATAATTTATAGATAATGGTTTGTGTTTCTTCATCGTATATTCTATCTAATAATCCTAGCCCTGTCATTTGTTCGGCTATTTTTTGTTTACGTTCGTCTAAGTCGGATCTAGTAATTTGATTGTTTTCTTTAACCAATTTAACAAGTTCTTGTTGCTCGTTGGTTATCATTGTTTTGATACCGGATGCAAGTTCAACTATTTTCATTTTGCAAACTTCTTCCAGCCACTGGCCACAGGGCTTGTTAAATTAACATCAGTGCGTTCTTGACTGCCTTTAGTAGTTAAGTTAATACTCTTTACGCCCATTAATTTATCTGCGGCTTTGATTTGATCTACTTCTGCATCAGTGTAACCGACCATGCCAATATTTTCTGCCCATGCACTTTCTTGTTGGAACTCGTCGTCTCCTGCTGCCGCTGCCGCAGCCAATGCTACACCATAACGCATTTGCATGTATGTATCTGTATTTCTTAATTGTGGTTCAATCATTACATTAGGCAAACTTTGATCAATGTCACTGCGTTTGACCTTTCCATACTCTTTTGATTGGCCAGTAAAACCAGAATATGCTTCGTTGACAATGTCCTTGATTTTCATCTGTTCTGTAGCCTTTGAAGCAGACTTTGAATCTGTTTTACTTCTGGTTTATTTTTATTCATCGGATCACTGACCATGTCTTCTAAATCACTTTGATCGCTGTCCTGTGGTCCGTTGGGATTGACTGGCTTATTTGCTGTGCTAGGCAATGCGCCAACTGTGCCTTGAGGCTTGATTGGTTTAAATCCGCTGGTTTGAGCACCTTGTGCGCCAGCATATTCTGTGGCAACACTGAAGCGAGGATCATGCTTACTTAAAATGCTTCTAGCAGAGTCCATGTTATCTTTACTCACAGACGATATTAAATCTAATACTTCTGAAAATTTAAGTGAATTGGAAATGCTGGCAATCTCAGCATCACTGATTTCTCCGCTGGGGTCTGCGAATCTTATTATATCTGTTAAACTACGATCATCTGCCATATATTTGTTACCTTGCGTTTGTTGATTTATTCATTGTCTTCAATCGTTTACTCAAAGGATTAGTTGCTTTTGTTCTCTTTGATTTTCTAACGATTTTAGCATTGAAACGTTTTCTAATTCGCTTCATCATAAATCTCTTCTTCATATTTATCGCTTTACTACAAGCACCGACGTTAGCAACGGTACGACCTTTTTTCTTACCGCTGGTACAACGAATCATACGTTTGAGTTTTTTACCGCGCTTGGCCCAAACTCTTTTAGCCTCTGTTAAAGGTAGTTCGGTGTCTTCAACAATGACTTCAAATTCCATCATATTATTTTGCTAGTAGTTTGATAATATCAGTGCCATGAGCACTTATCCAACCCACTGCAACTAACACACCTGCCACTGTAAATGTCCAACGATCTTTTAACTTTTCCATGGCGGATATTTTACCTGCAAGTTCTGCATGTTGTTTGTCAGATGCATCGGACATTTCTTTTAATTTATCTGCTAATAAGTCTCTGGTTTGATCCAGACAATCGTGCATTTCTTTTACATCGACTTTTAACTCGTCCAATTTACTGTCGAGATTCACTACTTTAGTCTCGACTATTCCTAGCCGTTCTGCTGTTGATGCCATTAACACAATACTCCTTATAAAATGTGTTGCTTTTATTTTTTTTATGAGCCTGAGTATGTGCCAAATGAATGTAGTGCATATTGCTATGCACTACCGCGGTGCCTAAGTTTTATACTTGTATTTATGTGAATTATAGATTATCGTTGCGATAAAAGTATATGTTCTTTTGATCTGCGGCATTGGTTTCAAATACATTTGTATCAAAAACCGCAGTTTCTTCTAAGTCATCATAGACAGGCAAGCCGTCTATATCTCTAACCAATGATGTAGTAGTAATACTGCCAACTCTTTCACTGGCAAAACGTAAAATCCATACATTTTGATTCCCAGTAAAATCACTGCCAAAATCATAGTCAGCCAGATCTGCGGCCACAATCTTTTCTACACTTGATAGAATTGGCTGACTGCCTAAACTAATTGCTTGTAATAATACATTTAAGTTCTGTGCTTGTTCGTAGCTATTACCTGCTGTTGGATCATATACGCCCGAATCTGTAATATCTACTAATGTATAACAAGTAAAATATTCAATGTTGCCGCCTATTACTTCACCTGTTCGTCCTGTTGTGTTTCTCATATTAATTCTCCTATGCTGTATTTAACCATATAATACAGAAGTTATAGTCAAAAGAAAAACCGCTATACCAAAAAGTATAGCGGCTTCCCATCCCGAAAAAATTACACTCTAAAAATTAGAATGCTACGTTAGTAGCTGTGAAACCAGCTAGATCGCCAACGTCTGCACCTTCGATGATCATGTTAACAACATCGCTGACGCCTGGTGTGAAAGCACCGATAGCTGTGATTGTTGAAGTTAACTGAACTGCTTTTACCAAGTTGTTCAAGTCAGTTTGACTTGCGTTTGTCTTAGCAAAAGCCTTGATGAATACGTCACGTCCGATTGCTGTAAATGGGGCTGCATTTTGTGCCATAATAAAATTCTCCTAATTTGTTTCTTCGAAAACTTTGTTTTCTTAAGTTTATTTATCTTCTTTTTAAGATATTATACTATCTACTGCTTGTTTTTTGGACCAGTTAAAGCATAGCCCAGCTTATATCCTGCTATTAGTCCTGCCGCTGGTGCTAGTGCCGACAGCCATCCTGTTTTACCTGGTTCTGGCTTTTGTCCGTAGCCCAAGTTAGCAAGTTCTGCATCTACGGGAGCATTTAACTTATATCCTTTGGTTTTACCCAAGTCTTCTAAGAACACTGCCATTTCACTGCGTTTTGCAAACTTACGATAATATTGTAGCATACGTGTAACTACTAATTCTCGTTGCATGTCATTGATGGCAGGCCAGTCTTGTGCCAATCTGCGAATACTTTTTAATTTACTGTCTGTTATGTTTAATTGTTTTTCTAAGCGCAATAGCAATACTGCGGCATCTTCTTTTCTTAAACTTCCGTCTGCTAATAAATCCAAGTAGCGTTTTACAGTAGGAGTATGTACCTTTAGCTTTGATCTAAGCAAAGCATCAGCTTCCGGATTTTGACGTATCTTTTTACTGAAAACACTGTCCGGATTAGCCAGTATGTTTAAGCTGGTATATAAGTCTGTGCCAGCAAGTCTAGGACGTAAAAAGTTTCTATATCCTATGGTTTTATCTGCATAGTTCTTTGATACTGGTGCAGTTTCGTATTCGTTTTGTAGTATGAACAGTGAAATTAAATCTAAAAAAGCAAAATCGCTGACATTTCTCAGATTAAGACCTGCTGTGTTTGAGCGGTACTGTCTGCTTTCTACTAGTAGATCCCAGCCCGATAAATGTTCAAAGTCTTCCATTATTTGCTTCTTTAATTTGTTTAATTCCTCTTCGGAATTTCATTTCATCGCCAGTTTTTAAGCTGTTGAATAAACGTTTTAATAAATCTTCACTTTGCTCTTGGTTAAAGTTTTCTTGTATATATTCAACAAGATACCGAGTACTCGCAATGACATTTACGGCTTTGTTTTCCACAAAACTTTCCCTGTCCCTCTGCGGTACAATATTGGTAATTTCTTCAAGTAAAGAACGTGTATGTTTACGCACTATTATAATCCATCCTTGAAAGTATTTATCAGATAAATAACTTTAACAGTGGAGTAATATTATGACTATGATGTCGAGTACAAATTTTAATATGGGCACAGTTCTAAACAAACTACGAGCCATTGAAGAACAAGCAGAGTTAAACGAAGTAGATCCGGGCATGGAACAAAGTGGGAAAGAAATCGACAGCGGTAGTTTCACACGCACAATGAGTCGTTTGGCTTCTATCAAAGATGCAGTAAGCGAAGATCACTACAACGATCTAAAAGCTGGCGTTCGTGCAATGTATATGAACCGTAGACCAAGTCTAAATCAAATGACTGCTCTCATGGATTTATTAGAAACTGTGTTGGCATATGTTGCTGAAGATAACAGCCTATTCCAAAGACTGAAAACAGACTTAAATAAAGACTCGGAAGCCGCTGCTCAAGAACAACCTGCCAGCGAGCCCAACGCAGAAGTTGGTGCACCTACAACTGCTGAACCAACACCGCCACAAGAACCTCTTCGTGGTTTAAAGTAATCAACTCTTCTTTAGAAGATTATTAAGTCTATTATTACTGTCCATTGTCCTAATCGCAATGGACGGTTCCACTTTAGACTGTGGTGTTTCTAAACTAAATCCTTCTTTGGCTTTCGGACGTTCCCATGTAGTTGATGCACTGGGTGTGCTGGTAGACTCTGTATTAGCTTGGCGTCGCAGTCTATCATGTAACACATCTGCTGTAGTAGGTGCATCTGGGCTATCTTCATCTAAGTCTGTGATACGCAAACTTGTTGTATTAAACTCTAATTCAATCTTTGTACCCACAGCACTACTGCTACGTGTCTTCATAAACTGCAACTGTACTCTGCCACGCTCACGCATGGTCATACTGTTAAAGATACCAATAACGTTGTCAGCAGTTTGGATTTTAGATAAACCTCCGCTGATGTGACTATGATCAAATTCAACACTTTCCACTGCGCCACGATTCAACTGACTGGCTGTGCAAAATAAGAATCCACCCTGTACTGCCATAGCCCTAAGTTCTTCCGAAACGTACTTGTCTTTAATAAAAGTATTCTCTGCTGAAATCTTTACAGACACTGGCGTCATTAAATCTAAGTAGTCAACTACTACAAAATCAATTTTATTATTGTGTTGAATTTGGAATTCTTTTATCCAAGACTTCAAGTCGTTGACAGTAATACCTGCTGTGAGTTGCACAATCTGTAATCTTCCCGACTTCTTGCCTTTTATCTTAATGTTAAGGTCGACGTCGTCGATGTTCTTATAAATGTCTTTAGTAGCGATTCCCATAAGCATGGCATCCATACGCATACTACATAGACCTTCGCTGAGTTCAAGACTAAAGTAAACTCCATTAAGTCCTTGTTGACTCCAATTCAATGCCAAGTTTTGTAAGAACAAACTCTTGCCCGCACCACTGCCGCCTGCAAAGATATTAAGTTCGCCTCTGTTGAATCCACCATATAACTTTTCATCAATGGTCTTCCACCCTGTGCTAGTACCGCCATTTTGATTCTTAAGTAACATTAGTCGACCCATGGGGTCTTCGTAGTAGTTTGTACCAAAGCTCTTTGGTAATCCAATGTTACTGGCGTCTTTGATAAGTTTCTCTACTTCACCATAACGCTGTTTGTCCAACAAGTCAGCACTGGTTAGAATGGCTTTCTCTAATGCTTTGTGGCGGGCAAACTGTTCAAACTCTGCTAAGAACCATTCTTTATGACTGGCAGCTTCTCCAGGTATGATTCTTAATTCTGTATCTGTTACTGCTTTAATTTGTTCTACTGTAGGACAGTCGCTGTACTTGCCAGCATATTCTTTAATGAACTCTGCGGTTGCCTGCAAACTCCTACTAAAGTAACTGCCTTCTAAAACGTTTTGGCAACGACTCAGCAACTCCTTGTCACTTACTAAAAATTCTAAAAATAACTTTTGTAAGTCTGTACTATATTCTTTTACTTCATTACTCATTGACAATATCTCTTTCCCATTAATCTAATTTTTGTTGGACTATGCTCTGCGGCCTGTAGTATGCTGTGAATAGCAAACAATCGTCCATATTTCATTACTGCGTCACTGACGTCTTTACAGTTTTCCCATTCGGGAAAACTTACACTCCAGCCGTAGTCTGCGGCACGTTCTACTAAATCTCTGCCTGCTTTATCTCTGTCCGGAATCACGATAGGTTCTATATTTAAGTCTTCGATCAGTTGTGCTTGATGGTCACTTAAATTATTACTACCAATGCTTAAACCGCTGGTTAACAATGCATCCATTTCACCTTCTGTGACAATAACAAACTGTCTATTATCTCTTTGATTGTCTAAACCAAATACATAGTCGGCTGGTGCTTTCTTGTAATACTTGGAAAACTTACTGGGCAGTTCTCCTATGACATGCCTGCTTTGAAAGCCCACTAATCTATTTTCATATGTTAATGGCAGTATAGCTCTATTATTTAATCCTGCATATGTTGTGTCAGTTTCCAACCATACTGCTAGATCATACACTTGCCTGTGTTTTAAATATTCTATCTTGTCAGGAGTATCTAAAGGTCTTACTTCAAATCCCAGGTCATAGTCAGGCCAGTTAGGAGTCCATGTCGGTTCTGGTTCACGTTGTACTAATGTTTCTACATCTGCTTGGCTCAGTAGTTCCAAGTTTAATCGTTGTACTTCTGCTTCATCAAAGCCTAACTGACGCATAAGTTTACGCATCTTAAAGCTCAGTGTTCTTCCTTGTGTCCAACTTGTTTTGAACTGACAGTTAAAGCAGTGATAACTGACAGCACCATCGGGATTAAACATCATGCCGCCGCGACGTTTTGAATCAGGGCGACTCTGCCCATTGACCACACACATAGGGCAATTAAAACTCAGCCAGCCTTTGGGACTAGGTCTTCCGTGTATGCGAGATTGTAATAGTGTTTGTAAGGCCGACATGACCTTACTATTTTAACTTCTGTAAAGTATTTTGTCAACTGTTCCGGTGTTATTGACATCAGGTGTGTATACCACTTTTATCCAACGGAAGCTGCCTTTAAAGTTCCAGCCCTGGGTTTGGTGAGTACCTGTTATAGCAATCGTAGGACTAGTTGGACTCGAGTTGATAGGCAGAGAATATTGCCCATCGATAAATTTGATCGGACTATAGTTGCCCATGCTGCCATATTCTAAACTACCAAAGGCAGTTAGTGTACCTACAAAGTTAGTTGTTTCGATTTGAAGGGTATGTAATGTGCTACTGTCGTTTTTCTGTAGATTACTTGCCACCGGCTGACTAATCATCGCTACATTGTCTTGAGTAAAATGCAATAACGTACTGTCAAAGAACTTTGGATATGCTCCGTCGACTAATTCAATTTCCATGGTAGCCGCTCTGTTTAAATCAGAATACAAGCTTCGAGCCATACCATCATCTTCGTATAGTTGAGCACTGAGTTGATATATTCCTGGTTCCAGATCAGTTAAATCATAGCCAAATATACTAAACTCGCAGTAACCATTTTGTGGTTCTTTGATCTGTGCTCTGCGCTGTAATACTAACTCGCCGCGTCTGACCTGCATGACATTGACCATGATAGTTTTACCTAGCAAGTTAACAGGTTTACGGTCTTGATTTTTTATATCAAAACCCAGCTTGGTGTCTACTCCCTTGTAGACCGTTTTTCGTGTTGTGCTAAATGGCATGTTTTTTGTCCTGCTGTATCCATCAGAGTATATTAATACGCTTCGTTGCGGATAATCTAGTAATGTGAATGTATCGCTCATAGTTATATTTATTTAAATTAATTGAATTGAAATGGCTGCTAAATATTGACAATGTCAGATCACAAAGAAATATTAGAAAAATTCCCTTTCTTAAGCCTATGCAGGGCAGGGGAAGATGAAGTCATAGGTATAATACAAAACTATACTCAAACTCTGGCCAGCATATATGTGTTAAATGTATTAAACTGTGTCGAAGATCGCCAAGAATTCCTAGAATGCGGGGAAGAGTGGTGGTGGCAAAGTAATAGACAGTTACCAATTAATTTGTTTATAGGACCCAAATTTAAACGATTCAGCTACAGTCTTCGAACATATAATGTCAAAGATTTTGAATTGCTACATGGCGAAGCAGTTAGTCTACAAAACATTATCACCAAACGCATTAAACGCAGACAAATTCAACTAGTTCAAAAATTATAAGATAAGTATATGTATGCTAGAAATACTATATACTCTCATACTAACCCATATCACCATCGTCTCTGTGACCTGTTTTTTACACAGAAGCCAAGCACATAAATCAGTTACATTTCATCCCATTGTTGAACATTTTTTTAGATTATGGCTGTGGTTAACCACTGGAATGATTACTAGACAATGGGTAGCAATACATAGAAAACATCACAGCACAACTGATAAAGAAGGCGACCCACATAGTCCACATGTACATGGAATTTTGAACATACTATTCAGAGGTGTTTACTATTATTATTTGTCGGGCAAAAATGCAAAAATGGTAGTGAGTTTTGGCAGGGGCACACCCGATGATTGGATTGAAAGAAAACTATACACTCCCTATAATTACTCAGGCGTGATTGTAATGCTAGCCATTAATTTATTGTTATTCGGATGGATGGGACTTGTGATATGGGCAGTACAGATGCTGTGGATACCGTTTTGGGCGGCAGGAGTTATCAATGGCTTGGGTCACTGGTGGGGATATAGAAACGGCGACACCAAAGATCGTAGCACTAATTTAATACCGTGGGCTATATGGATCGGTGGCGAAGAATTGCACAATAACCATCACATGACTCCAGCTAGTGCAAAGTTAAGCAAACGATGGTTTGAATTTGATATAGGATGGTTTTATATTAAAACTCTCAGCCTATTAGGTCTTGCCACTGTTAATACTGTAAGCTAGTTGATTAAGCTGTAGCACAATAGCAGCCGAATACCCAATGGCATGACTCTTCTTAAAACTATAAACATCTTCTGTTTTAGTCCATACTTCTTTTTCTATCTCACTCCAGCTACGTCCTATTAAATGTTTCTTTCCAGGACGTATAACTGCCAATACCATGGCAAGTTGTTCAATACTACGTGGCTTCATTCTAATAACCGTATCGCTGTGATTGTGAATATGGAACAACTGTTGAATAACTTCTCTATGTTCCAATAACTCCCACATTGGTTCTTTGTCTAATAACTCGTCTATCTGTTCGTTGCTAGAGAAGTTACTGTAGATGCCAACGTTAAGCAAGTCAATTTTAAACCAGCCTGTGTTTTCTGCCTGTTTATAATCTAATGTACATAATCCTGTAAACGGATTAGTAGGTACATGATGAAAATAAACACCTGTATTATGTTTACGTTCTTTACTGCCTTCTTTTTGCATGGCGGCAGTGTGGGTTACTAATTTAAGAACTTGTTCTCTATCTGCAAAGTCTATATCAACGTCAAAGCTCAATGTAAACTCCTGGCTTCATAAGGTTGTACACTATCTTTCTTATCCACAAGACTATCGATCATAGTACTATAATCTTTGTCACTTAAAACAGTTTTGTACAAACCCAAGGCTTGACTTGCTAGTACTGCGGCAATAGCCAAGGGATTTTGATCTTCTTTTAATAGCCGTTCCATGACCATTAACACTTCATTATAAACGTATTCTAAACTAGTATCTTTTTCACTCATTGTTCATCCTAGAGGCTCTATTTGCTTTGTTGTCAGTGGCATATAGTTTTTGTTCTAATACTGCAACCTTTTTGAGTAAACGCTGATATGATTCGGCAGTGGGTACAACTACTCTAGAACCATTCATTTCTATTTCAACCATGTCGTTGATCAGTCTAACTCGTGCTTCCTGTACTTGTTTACTTTTCAGTAATACTGGCACTGCTCGTTGCTTGTATTGATTCATTTAATTTCCGCCTTGTTAAAAACTTCCTGCACCCAATCAGCATCACACTGCTGACGTTTTACTTTGGCCTTCCATGATAAAGGCTCAATGTAATCTATCAATGCTTGAACCTGTCCGGGTTCAAACCTATCAATTAATCTGCTACCTTGATCTGTAGCAAAGGTACACCATGGACTGATACGACCCATTCTAATATCCTGTACTGCGTCTACTGTGCTAACTTTAACAAAGTATTCACCCCAACTATATCCGGTCTTTTCTGCCCAGGCTTTCATATTTAACAAACTTCGCTCAATTGCTCGCTCTACTGTTTCTTTTTTGGTTGTGTCTTTAACGTAGGTTTCGTAGACAACTGCTTTACACCAGTCATCTATCTTAATAGCATTCTTTAAAACAAACCTGACAAACTCTTCTGGCTTGTCTAAATTCAAATCAATGATATGCTTAGACACTTTCATAAAATCCAGATAGTATCTATCACTGATAAAGTCTTCATAAGGCTTGTCGTGTTTAACGTTGGCAATGATCATCTTGCGATATATCAGCCAGCTTTGATAAGCGATTCGATTTTGCTTGGAATCTTTGTCCATCATTCTACGCTTTTTCTCACATAAGTGAGACATAAGTGTAGTTTCTCTAACAAAATCTTTATTACAATATCTGCATTTATAAGTCATTGGCACTAGCGATAACATCTTTGTCTTTAACATGGTATTGTTCTAACATATCCTTTGCGGATTTTTTATCTAAGTTACCGATCCAAATATCTAATTCTTGATCATCCAAGTGAGGATATTGCTCACGTAACCATGATCTAAAAGCATTTTTCTTTTTTCTCTTGCCACCGCCTGGAGCAATGTATGGGTGCTTGAGGCTTTTACCAATACCTACCATACTCATCAACTTCCAAGTCATCTCAGGATCTTTGACTTCACTAAAATTAGTATTAACAATGTCATTGGTCATAATCAAGTAATGTTCAATAATAGCATTATTAGCACTTTCAGCACTACTTAGATATCGTTGAACAAGCCAGGGACTAAACCCTTTCATTTCTTCCTCTGTGAGGTTTTCATAAAGAGTTTTATTACGAGTATCCAAAGCTGGAAGTACTCGCTTAAACATATCTAACATCGGAGATTTTGTTGCCATAGTGTATTATACACTCTTTAATACATTTTGTCTATGGACAGCACTTCCGGTAGCTTGGTAGTTTCTTTGACAAAGTAAGCACATAAAGGTTTGGGACCTGTTTCTAAAGGCACTGCTAGAATATGTCCATGTTTAAGTTTAGGTGTATACCAGCGAATGTCTTGAAACACATTGATAATTTCCAGTGGCTGAAAGTCTAATCTAAAACTACTGATAGGATTAAAAGCAAATGCACTGAAACCCCGATCATTGATATTCATAATGGGAACAATCTCTGGATCGCCGTGATCTTTTTCACCTATGACAATATACCAATCTAAAGGAACTTGAATAATATAGTCACCAATTTTTAATACCGCCGCAGGCGCATGGAATGTTTCCATGAAAATCAATGGCACAAAATGATAGTCAACGTTTTTAGGATCGTTCCAATCGAGAACTCCATATCGCAGATCTTCTACTTCCTCTGGTAAAGAATTCAACTCAAAGGCTTCATTATCTGAAGTTAGTATGTTCATAGGTATTTCACTTTCTCGATTTTATAAGGATAACCCGCTTCCTCATAGTATTTCTTTCTAGTAGTAAGATGCTTCTTACTAAACTTTGCACTTGACGTCAAGTCCCAAATTTCTACATGGTCTTTATCTTGAGCACGTCTAATGCCTCGTCCAATACTTTGTATAACTCTGACAAAGCTCTTTCCGGGTTCCAAAAGAACCAGATTAAAAATACGAGGAATATTAATACCCACAGCGGCCACACCATAAGTCGCCACAATAACCTTGCCATCGCTGTCTTTAATTTCATCATAGTGTTCTTTTCTATCACCTGTTTTCATTGCTCCGCTGACGAATACACTATCTGGAATCCTTTCACAGAGTAATTCACCTGCTTTAATTCTATCTACTAATACTAATGTGTTTCCTGACAGTGCAAGACTTTTTACAAACTCTGCGATAAAATCTATACGCCGAGTATTTGTTGTTAAGAATGTCAGTTCTTCTTGATATGTCTGGTACTGTGCTGTCTCTTGAAGTTGCACTACGTTAACTGTACAGTTGGCTAGTACTCCTTGATCCTGTAGGTCCTTGGCAGCGATCTTATTTACCACCGGACCCAATGTTGCAATTAATCCAACTTTTTCAAAGTCTTCTTTGGGAATAGTTCCTGTCAAACCCCAGCGAATAGGAACGTTAGCAAAAGGTCCGCTTAACAATGCCTTAAGCACATCTGCTTTTGCTTGATGAACTTCGTCGACAATAATTGCTACCAAGTCTTGTCCAAACTCCTCTAGACTTAAAGGACTGAGTCCGTCTTTAAAACGTTTCTCTAATACATTAAGACTTTGCCAAGTACAGATAGTATGTGTCTTACCTAGTTCTTTTTTATCACCAAAGTAAACTCCGACGTCAAGACCCAGTAGTTCATAATCTTCTAATGTCTGCTTGACCAAGTCTTTGTTAGGGACGATAACTAAACTTCTGCCGTAGTCCTGCACACTTCCGGATAATGTTGCTGTTGTAATAGTTTTGCCAGCGCCAGTACTAATTTCTTGTACGCATTGTAAATTGTTAAGGAACTTGTTAATAGCATCCACTTGATAGTCACGTAGTAATACTGGCTGTCCTTCGTTGACGTGACCTTTGGGCCAAATAGTTTGTTCGTGTGTAGTTTCAGTTACTTCGACGAATTGAAAGTTATGATTAGTTCTTTGGTCATCAATCTCAATGTTATAACCTTCATCTACTAGGATAGGCAGTATTCTATCTAATAAGTTAAAGTAAGTGCTGCCGCCTAAACTAAAATAACTGACACAACCATCCCAACGTCCTAGCTTATATGCTGGACTATGATAAGCCCATGGCTGGAAGTATTTGAATTCTTTTTCTAGTCTGCGTCTAGTTGCAGTTGCAAGGTCTGAAATTTTTATATTTACTTCGTCTTTTATGGTGAGCGTACAAGATGTCATAGACTTATTATAACATCTGTAGTCAAGAAAAAGCAAGCCTTTTTTAGGACAAGGCTTGCCTTATTTGCTCAATCTTCAAAAAGACTTTTTAAACTAATTTTGATTTTTAGCTTTTTCTTTTCTTCTTTTGATTCACAGATATCATACATTCGTCTATCGTGTATAGTCCACCAAACTTTTGTGTGCGTACTATCTCGAATAGCCGACCAAAATCCACAATGACACATTCCTTGTGTGCTAGTCTTATTTGGGCATTCCTTGCATCGTTTAACTGCTACTGGTGCTCGATCATCGATAGTAGGTTTCTCCCAATTGAAGTATTCTGGATCTTCTACAATCTTTAATACAAAACTACCAACAGGAATTTCCTTTCTTGTCAGTTTTTTATATCTATTCCTAAACAAAGTATCGTCTTGTACTAAATGATGTTCGGCATCTTTTAACGTGTAATCAATTCTAACAAATTTACCATTAGGATCAAACATTATGTATTGAGGTTTAGATCTTTTATATTTTTGTCGTTTATCAGCAGTTCTACGTTTAAATAGTCTATAGTAAGTACTAGGTTGAGACAGTCTTTCGTCGTCGAACCATTGACCCGGAAACGCATCTTTTGCAGGAAGCAAACTTCTGTAAAGTCTCGATCTTGTTTTACCAGAAGAAGAAAATGTTCTTAATATATTGGCTAATTTTGTACTAGAAGAATGTTCATAATGACTAGCGTGTCCTTTTGGAATAGGACATAGTAAAGGAGGATACCATTTACTCATAGTTTCTCCTTTACTCGATTGATTACCTCCAAGGCATCGTTATAGTTGGCGAAATGTTCTCTGAAGAAGTTCTTGTGCTTTACTATAATTCTAAAATTACGAGTTTCTTCCCTGTATGCTGTTCTAAACTTCATAACAAAGTAAGCACTGGGATCTCCAGCAATTTGTTCGATAGTATCGATTTCAAGATTGTCGCGAATCCAGTCATCGCCCCACGGGGCAGTTAATCTGGGATCTCCTGGTTTAAAAAATTTGATTGTCATAATTATACCCCATACTTTAAAGAGGTATAATTTTCTTTTCGATTCTGTATCCTGCTCTTGCGGCTACATCATCAGGTGTTATGTTAGATGATGTAATACCATTTGTAAGCATAAAATCAATCTCTTCTTCAGTCATAGGTGTTTCGAGATGCTGATTGACTAATGTAATCTGACGAAGTTCTTCAGCTGTATATTTAAATACATCGATATTATCAATTTGTTTACTTACTTTTATCGTTATTAAATCTTTACCTTCTTCTTTAATAACGATACGATCGTTATAGAAGTCGAAAGATTTAGATGTACCTTCAAAGGTGGGGTTGAATAGAATTTTTCTCATTTGGTTTTCCTTTATGTTAGTTAAGAAATGCAAATATGCCTTAATCGATGTGTTCGAAAAGAACCATCCATTACCATTTGACGATGATAATCGCCAGCTGGACTGCCTGTATGTTCGCTTCTTACATTGCGTAAGGGGCCGGGCAGTTCTTCCTATTTGCCTGGAAGTTTGTGTAATGTATTTAACTTTTAAAAATAAAAAATCCCCTGTGTTAGAGAGGATTAGTTTTGGTAATTTAACCTTTTATGCAAGCTCGATTCTCGATGCCTGCTCAATCCATCCTAAGACTAATTTCTCGTCGATAGAAGCGGCATATTTTAAGTTAGATAATCGTAGATGCTCGTACACGGACATTTTCATTGTGTGAGTTGCATTTAGTTTTTCTAAAATAAAATCTACTTTTTGTTTAAGTGCTAGTTCCATATCTAAAGTTTCCTTAATAAAATGCTTTTAAAAGCTGTATAATATTTACAACATCGTCTAGTTTATTATATGCTATGCTAATGTCGGCGTCTTATCAAAAAGTTTCTTTATAACTTTTTCTTCTGCTTCTTTCTTAATACGTTCTTGTTCTTCTTTTTGTTTTTTTAATTGTAATTTTTTTTCTTTATTACGTAAACGTTCTTCAGTCTTTCTTCTAGCAGGTCCCATTGGTTCAAAGTTATATCCAAATTTTAATGCATCACGGCATTGTATATTTTGTTCTACAATAGCAATGAGTTTCGGATCATTGCTACCGCAAAGCAATCTCTTACGACATAAATCTACATTATCAATCATCAAGTCGATGCCGTATACTGTAGATAGTGCCTGTTCAAAGGTGCTACCATTTTCCATTTTACGGATTAACACTTCACCTAAAAATTGTCCGTCTCCGCAACTGTTGTCTAAGAAAAATTTAGTAGTATCTGTAAACTGATCAACATGTATCTGCTTTAACACTTCGCGCACTAGTTCTGTTGGAGTAAAGACCTCGCCAGTGGCCTTTACTCTTAGTCGATCGCGCTCAACTCCGGCCATATAAGTGCGGTTTCGAATATGATCTATAACTTCACTTAACGTTGGCTTCAACATAGTCAACTTCTTCTGGGGTAAGATCAACTAATTGGTACAACTCAATATCAGTCCATGTGCGTGTAAAATCCACTATTGGAAATAGATTTTGCAATGGTTGGTTACGCCCGTTTTTATATAATTTGCCAATAAATTTATAAAATTTAGTGTTAAATACTGCTTTGATGTTCTTTGCACTGTCTTCGTCTGCTACGTATAAGCTCAGCATATCCTCGCCGTGACCACAGTTATTATCGATTACTACTTTGTCAATTGTTGAGGTTAAAGGAACCATTACTTTCCATGTATCGTGTTTAGAAAATTTAACAGAAGTATAACGTGTAATTGCGGCACTCACGTGATGAGTATACGGAAAATCCTTAGTCTTTGTATCTGATACTCGTTGCTTTTTCTTCAAGCCTTGATTGTGGAATTCACAACTTTTAATAAACTCAATCTTAGCAAAAGATTTTAACTTGTTGTGTATAGCAAGATTAATAGGCTCAAGTTGTCCTGGCCAAAACTTCTCCTTGGCAATGTTAATAGTTCCAACAAGGTCTTTAGTTTTCTTAGAAAACTTTGCAAAATATAAGTTAGTATCAGTTTGTCGAGGAATATTTTTAATAATAGAGTAAGATACTGTTGTACCTTCTTCAAATGGGCTATCATCTTTGTCGAAGATAACCGCTTCTTCAACTTGTTTCTCTTCAAAC